CTTGTCGCAGATTTTAATGGCGGGTGTGCCGGAAAAATATTATTTGAGTCAGAAGGCCTGTTTGGGAATCTTGAACCGAGCCGATGCCCGTGGAAAAGAACTGCCGGAACTTCTGAAGAAAGCACTCCTGCGACAGGCATCGTCTTAAACGACCAGGGTGGCAGCCGTATGGATGTCACTGAAGAGTTTACCTGTCCCCTTCGTGCCGAAGCTCATCATCCGCCTTGTGTGATGGAATCGGCAGGCTTTTGTACGGAGCATTCTGCTAACAGCCGTGGCATTGGATATGAGGCGGAAAAATCTCCGACACTTCGAGCCGGAGTTGTTCCCGCCACTGTGTATGAAAATCATTCACAGGACACTCGTTATGTTGGTCCTCTTTCCGTTGCACAGACTGTCGCAGCAACCTACGGCACAGGCGGTAACAATCAGCCGTTTGTGGTCGAGCCGACAGCCTTTGGAGTTTGCTCCAAAGACAGCAACGCCATGAAATCAGCTAATCCCAACAGCGGTTTTTATAAAGCGGACACTTCCCGTACTCTGGACGGCAACGGTGGAAATCCATCATGTAACCAGGGCGGTATTGCTATTGTGGAAGGTAACGGTTCAAGACCATCCCATCACGGTAATGGCTATTCGGAAAGTGATGTCATGTATACCTTAAATACCGTTGACCGCCACGCCGTTGTTTACGCCATTGACCGTGAAAGTTATAACTGCGGTCAGAACTTCGCAAGGAATATGGGAATCAGTGATGAGGGTGTCAATTCCACACTGAAAGCCACGGGACCCGATGCGGTTGCCGTTCCCACCTACTCAAGCAGCAAGGCATCGTTCTTTACTTCTGCGGAAGAGGAACTTGCCAACACTTTAGTAGCTACGGATTACAAAGACCCTCCGCTTGTCAATGACACAGATTCGGATCTGGAGTACATTGTCCGCAGACTTACTCCAACGGAGTGTGCAAGGCTCCAGGGATTTCCGGATTGGTGGTGTGCTGACATTGGTGAGAAACTTCCTTCTGAAGAGGAACTCACACGGTGGGCAGAAATCTTTGAAACACATCGTAAGATTGTGGGAACATCAAGCAAACCAAAGACACGGAAGCAAATCTTCAAGTGGCTACAGAACCCTCACTCTGATTCGGCGGAGTATAAGATGTGGGGCAACGGCGTGGCACTGCCCAATGTGGTGTATGTGCTGACAGGCATCGTGTACTATACACAAAATGAAGGGGTGTAAATCTACTAACTTTCTCCCTTGTATTTTGCACATATTACTTGCTATTTTGAGCCTTTAGAGTGATATATGTAGTACCAAAAATTAAAGGAGGTACTCACAATGAGAATTCATTACAATGTTCCAGGTAAAAAACGCAAGGAACTGGCACAGACCATAGCCACATGGCTTGAGGCAGACTGCAGGTACAAGGGAGTTCCCACCTGCGCATACGAAGTGGACTACTTCACAATCGACAAGGAAGGCAACCTGCTGTTTGATGATATGGCAGACAGTGAGGTCATCGAAAGACTTCTGGAGCATCTTTACGATGAGGGGTTTGAAAGTGACATCTCAGAGTATGACAGCGAACAGCAGGAGCCTGTAATTTCCGAAGAAGAGCCGATGGAAGATTGCCCGCCGGATTACCTTACCCCTTATGAAAACGAGCCACAGGGCGAAACGGTGGGGCTTACGGTGGCGATTCCTCTTGATAAGGTTGCGGTCGGTAACCTTACAAACCTTCTGGATGCCAAGGGCGGTCTTATTAAGAAGGCGTTGGGCATTTCGGCAACACCAATCGAAATCGGCGAGGACAGGGTTTCCTTCCCTTGGTTCGAAGGTGAGTTGGATGCCGACGAGGTCAAGGCTTACAGCCACTTCATTGCTGCCCTTTGCGAAATGAGTAAAAATCAGAAACGCATCAATGCTACGGAAAAAGCGGTGGACAACGAGAAATACGCATTCCGCTGTTTTCTCCTCCGCCTCGGCTTTATCGGAAACGAATACAAGACCGAGCGAAAAATTCTGCTCCGCAACCTTTCCGGCAGCAGTGCTTTCAAAGGAGGTGTCAAGCATGAGATTTCCGAATAAAGAAACAGTCGAGCGTGTACGCAAAGCCTACCCTGTAGGCTGCCGTGTGGAACTGGTGCAGATGGAAGATATGCAGGCACCACCCATTGGCACGAAGGGTACGGTTCGAGGGGTGGATGATACTGCCTCCATCATGGTTCGTTGGGATAACGGCTCCGGCTTGAATGTGGTGTACGGTGTCGATAGTTGTCGAAAACTGGATGCCGTGAAGATTACCTGTTACGGTCAGACGGAAGTCTGGGACAGCAGAAAAGAAGCTGCCGACTTCTACCTCAGAGCCATTGCGGGTTCCGAGGGCAGCGAGTGTGAACGCTACACCAAAATCTATACCGAGTTGCTTATGGGCAAGGAGGTCTGCACCGATGAATAAAATCAAGGAACAGATACTCGCCATCCGAGCAACCGGACGAACCAATATGTTTGATGTGCCGATGGTACAGTATATTGCCAACGAAATGCATTTTTACGAATTGGTGGTGTACCTTGAGGAACACCGAAAGGAATACACTCACTTTATACTCACAGGCGAAATGGAGGACTGACTATGTGGAAAGAAGGAACAATCGGCATTCCAAAGCCGGACGGCGGTTATAAGGCAGTCCATTACTGGATTAAGGTTTATGAGGAAGGCAGCCAGTTTGGTATCAACGGCGGTAAAATCAGCAAGCTGATGCTGAAACTCGATGGCGAGATTATTGCCAACTATGACAGAGGTTGGGATGTTGAACCCGCAACCAAAGAAGCCAACCTTGCCCTTTGCATTTTACTGAACGAACACAATTAAAAATCCTGTAAAGGCAGGACGGAGCCGTGAGGCTCTGTTCCTCGTATACGAAGGTCGCACCGATTATGGTGGCGGCTATTTTTTATGCCATTTTTGAGGAGGTGACGGCATTTGCGAAAACTGAAAAACTACAAACCAACCCGCTTTATGGCGGAGGGCAGCTATTACGATAAGGATGCCGCCGACCACGCAGTATGTTTTATCGAAAAATTCTGCTGTCATACCAAAGGCACATGGGATGGAAAACCATTTGAACTGATTGATTGGCAGGAGCAGATTATCCGTGACATCTTCGGTATTTTGAAACCAAACGGCTACAGGCAGTTCAACACAGCCTACATCGAAATACCGAAGAAGCAAGGGAAATCGGAACTGGCGGCGGCAGTGGCACTGTATCTTCTGTGTGCTGACTTTGAGCCGGGTGCAGAGGTTTACGGCTGTGCTGCGGATAAAGACCAGGCACGAATCGTATTTGACGTTGCATTGGAGATGGTAAGGCGAAGTCCTCTGCTGAAAAATAAAATGACCATCCAGGCAAGCCAGAAGACCATGACCTACAATCCTACGGGAAGTAAGTACAAGGCTCTGTCTGCGGATGTGGCAAACAAGCATGGTTTCAATACCCACGGCGTTATTTTTGATGAGCTGCATACCCAACCGAACAGAAAACTGTTTGATGTAATGACCAAGGGTTCCGGCGATGCAAGAATGCAGCCACTTTACTTCCTGATCACCACGGCGGGAAATGATACGCAGTCCATCTGCTATGAAATCCACCAGAAGGCAAAGGACATCATCGAAGGTCGAAAAGTTGACCCTACCTTCTACCCTGTGATTTACGGTGCAGAGGATGATGATGACTGGACTGACCCGGAAGTATGGAAGAAAGCTAATCCCTCCCTTGGGGTGACGGTCGGCATCGATAAGGTGCAGCAAGCCTGTGAACAGGCACAGCAGAACCCTGGCGAAGAGAACGCTTTCCGTCAGCTTCGTCTGAATCAGTGGGTCAAGCAGGCTGTCCGTTGGATGCCGATGGCAGTGTGGGATGCCTGTGCGTTTCCTACCGACAAATCCGAACTGGAAGGCCGTGTCTGCTACGGCGGTCTTGACCTTTCTTCCACAACGGATATTACGGCTTTTGTGTTGGTGTTTCCACCGGAAGATGAGGATGATAAATACATCATTCTCCCGTATTTCTGGATACCGGAAGATAACATCGACCTGCGTGTGCGACGTGACCATGTGCCGTATGACATTTGGGAACGACAGGACTTGCTTATGACCACCGAGGGCAATGTAGTTCATTACGGCTACATTGAGAAATTCATCGAGTCCCTGGGTGAGAAGTATAACATCCGTGAAATCGCCTATGACCGTTGGGGTGCTGTGCAGATGGTGCAGAACCTTGAGGGCATGGGATTTACGGTAGTGCCTTTCGGTCAAGGGTACAAAGATATGTCCCCTCCGACCAAAGAACTGATGAAACTTGCGATGGAGAAAAAACTGGCTCACGGCGGTCATCCCGTTCTCCGTTGGATGATGGATAACATCTACATCAAAACGGACCCTGCGGGAAACATCAAAGCTGATAAAGCCAAATCCACAGAAAAGATTGACGGTGCCGTTGCTACCATTATGGCACTCGACCGTGCAATCCGCTGTGGCAACACCAACAGTGCCAGCGTTTATGACGAGCGTGGCATTTTGTTTATTTAGGAAGGAGCGTGATTTGATATGGGTATCTTTACGGGAATGTTTAAG